AGCAAGACCAGAACAGAGAAATATTGAGAAGGTAATCAATAAGATTATTCGTGAAAAAACTGATATTTTACAATTAAAGTTTAATGAGTTAACATTAACTGATGAAATTACCCAGTCTCAGATTATTGAAAGATATGTAAAGACTCAGGTAATAACTCCAAACGAAGCTCGTGAGATATTAAATATGTCTCAAAGACCAGATGGAGATGACCTTTTTGTTATGTCTCCAAGACAGGCTACAGACGCTAGGGCAAACTTGGCGGGCAACAGGGAAAGAGACTCAGAAAGAACAAATAACAATTCAGATTCCACAACAACGGTATCTGGAAGAAATCCACAAGGAGAGGGTCGTTCATCCGAATAATGCAAAAACATTATAAAGGAATGATATAATTAACCTGCCATGATTATAAATAAAGCACAATGGATTACAGATGGCGATAATGTTCGCTTTTCAATGCCTATTGGTAAGGTAGATAAAGAACGCCGTATTGTTTCTGGTTTTGCTACATTAGACAATGTAGACAAGCAAGGTGATATTGTCACAACTGAAGCAAGCATAGAAGCATTTAAAAAATTCAGAGGAAACATTCGTGAAATGCACTCTCCTCTTGCAGTTGGTAAAATGGTTAACTTTAAAGAAGATAAGTATTTTGATCCAAAGACAAAGAATTTTTATAAGGGTGTTTACGTATCTGCTTATATTTCTAAAGGTGCACAGGATACCTGGGAAAAGGTTCTTGACGGAACTTTGACTGGATTTTCAATTGGTGGAAACATCACAAAGTCAGACGATATGTATGATGAAAAAATTGACAAATCTGTGCGTATAATTAAAGAATATGATTTGTTTGAATTATCATTAGTTGATAATCCAGCAAACCAATTTGCTAATGTTATATCAATTGAAAAAGGACAGATTGGTGGATATCTTGCCAAGGCTGTTGTTGATACAGTTTATTGGTGCGGTACAGACGATATTGTTAGACTTTCAAAAGAGTCTGATGAAATTTGTCCATCCTGCAGCAATACAATGAAAAACATTGGATTTGTTGAAGATCAAAATGATACAGAAACACTAAAGTTCTTAGTTGATAGTGCAAAAGGCATTAGAACAATTAAGATGACAAAGGAGGAAAATCCTATGACAGAAGAAGCAATGGAAGTTGTAGATGCACCAGTTGCAGATGCAGCAGAAGTAGTTGAAAATGTTGAGGTTGCTCCAGAGGCTCCAGTAGAGGCTCCAGCAGAAGTTCCTGCAGAGGAAGCTCCTGCGACAGAGCCAGCAGAAGAGGTTACAGTAGAAACTCCTGCTGTTGATGATGTAGCAGAAAAGTCTGTTGAAGCAGTTGTTGATGCAACTGCAGATATCGCAAAAGCTGTTACAGATATCAATGAATCTCTAACTAATGCCTTGAGCAATCTTGCAGAAACAGTTAAGTCTATGCAGGCTAATGTTGATGCAATAACAAAGTCCCTTGAAACCGTTACAGGCGAAGTAAAGTCTGTAGCAAGTGAGGTCAGCCAAGTAAAGGGTACTTTTAATGAGTTTGGAAAGCGAGTAGATCTTGTAGAAAAAGATACTGCTTTCCGCAAGTCTGGCGATCTAGGCGAGATCGTACAGGAGCCTGTCAAAGCACAGGTTCAGAAATCCCTATGGGGCGGACGTTTCCTCACAAATGCCGACCTATTTAACTAGCTAGAATCACTTAGGAGGTGAACAATATGTCGGAACAAGAAATCGTAAAAAATTATCCAGGAGCACCAACAGTCTCACACCAGCATGGTGGAGATGGTGCATTTGCATCTGGTGATATCGGAGGTGCAACAGCTACAAGCCCAACCACTTCAGACATTGGAGCAAATCTTGGTAACATCGCAACACCTATCTGGGGTGCGGATCCAGCTGGACCAAACGCAGTTAATCCAACTGGTACTCCAGGTGGTATTCTGCTTCCAGAGCAAGCTCGTCGCTTCATTGACTATGTGTGGGATGCAACAGTTCTCGCCAAAGATGGTCGTAGAGTTACGATGCGAGCAAACACCATGGAACTTGAAAAAGTTAACGTTGGTGAGCGTGTAATCCGTGCAGCTGCACAAGCAAGTTCAGATTATACAAACGCTGGTGCTACATTTACAAAGGTAGAATTAACAACCAAGAAGATTCGTCTTGACTGGGAAGTATCTACTGAAGCACTTGAAGACAATATTGAAGGCGGTGCACTTGAAGATCATCTAGTTCGCTTGATGACTAATGCATTTGCTAACGATATTGAAGACCTTGCCATTAATGGCGATGGTTCAACAGGTGACTTCCTTTCAATTATGGAAGGATTTGTTCATAGAGCAACAGAATCAGGAGATGCTCATGAAGCAGCAGTAACTGTTTCTGATGATGCCTGGACAACTGAGGTAATGCAGGATATTATCCTAGCAATGCCACGTAAGTACCGTGCACTTAAGAGCAATCTTAAGTTCTACGCAGGTACTGATGCGTTCCAGGGTATCGTTAAGAACAACGGTACTCTTGCTGATGCGATTGCAGAAGCATTCGCACCACGTACTGGTGGTACAGAGCGTAACCGTCAAGCATACCTTGATGGAGCTGCTCAGACATTCGGTGGAGCACGTACAACACGTGTTCTTGGAATTGACGTACAAGAAGTTCCTTACTACCCAGCAGACTATGTTGATCTAACATTCCCTGCTAACCGTGTATGGGGCTTCCAGCGTGATATCACAGTAAATCGTGAATACAAGCCAAAGAAGGACACAATTGAATACACAGTATTCGTTCGCTTTGGTATTCAGTGGGAAGAGCTTGATGCAGTCGCTTATGCGGATGCAGCAGTTGACCCAACCGCATAGTTTGTAAAAACTATTAAATTAGGGAGGGCAGCGTAAAAACTGCCCTCCTTAATCATTAGGAGATAAAATGTCTTATCCAGGAAATCCAATTATAGATCATCAACATAGTGGAGATGGAACAATTGCTGCTGGTGGCATAGGATCAATAATTAGTGGTCCTAAAGGAGTTATTACAGAAAAATATGCAATGGGATGTATTCCTACAGCAAATTTTGGAGAAAACATAATAATGAGTGGAACTCCTTCAGGAATAAAAAAACCACAAAGTTTATATAAATAATCTATTTCTGATATAATAGCAGTGGAGGATACAATGGCAACAACAAAAGAAGTAATAGAAGAGTTTAATAAAATGACAGTACCAAAGTTAAAGTCGTATGCAAAAAAGAATAATATTGATTTATTTGGTGCAAACACAAAGGTTGAAATCTTAGAGGCAATCTTGCCTTTTGTTCCAACACAAGAAACAGAAGAAAAAGCTAAAAAGATAAGTCAGCCAAAAGAAAAGGTAGCTCTTTTTTCACTGGGCAATATTCATTGGAATGGTGTGGGGTCGCTTGAAAAAGGATATAACATCGTCACAAAGGAGGAATCCGTTCAGTGGCTTACACGAAAGAATGTTCGTGAAGCATCCCCTCAAGAGGTGGCCAAACACTACGGTAAAATTTAATGCAAAAACTAAGACTACCGCCTTATCCGCTAAGCCTTACTTATGATGTTCCTCTTCCAGATACATCATATAAGATTTATATAAAGGACTCTGAAAGAGATTATCTTTGGGCCGAATATGAGGCAACATCAGATGCTTCATCAAAACTTACTTTTACTCTTTCAGATGATTTTGATAGATTTGATGATGAGTATTCTTTAGAGATACACGAAGATGGAGATCATTTAGATCCATTCATTGTTGTAGAAGATAATCTTGAAATCCTTAGACCATATGTAGATCCAAAAACTTTGGGAACAACTGCATCAGAAATTTCTCAGTATACATATTGGGAAGGATTAGCTAGAGCAATCATTGACTCAGTAGTTCCTGGAGGATTTTATTATGAAAGAACTTGGTATGAGCCTGTTGGAAACAATACAGACTTTATGCCAGTATGGGACCGCACATATTCAATCCTACAGGCATATGAAAATAACAAGCTTGTCTGGGATATAAATCAAGAACCACAGGCTCTTGAAAATTGGAATTATTTGCTAACAAAAGATAAAACTGCAATTATAAAAGATTGGGTTCAAGAGCAAGATTCATATATTCGTCAGGTGGGTAATCCAAAAGGTGTTCCGTTGTCTGAGTCTGATTCGTATTATCTTTATGATACAGAAGATAGTGCGGTAACATTTGCAGTTGCTCCAGGAGTTACATTTCCTATGGGATGGAACTATTTATTCTCATTAGCAACGGGGTATAAGGTAGTACCATATGATATTAAAGATGCAACATTAATGCTTATTGATGATTTAAAATGCGGAAGATTAGATTATCACAAGAGATATATAACAAGCTATGCAACTGATCAGTATAGAATTCAAATTGATAAGTCATCATTAGAAGGAACTGGTAACATCCTAGTAGATAAGATATTACAAAAATATATAACTAATTTTGGAACACCTGGAGTCCTATAATGAATGAGTGTTGCCCAACTACAGATTTTATTTATCCTATGAAAGCTGATATTTATTTTCCAATAATATCTCAGGGTGAATATGGGCAACCTAAAAAAGACTGGGTGTACGATAGAACTATTATATGTAATGCCACAAGCATAGGTGGTGCTGGAGAAGAAGAAATCAAACCAGAAATGTTTTTACAGTACAAAGATAAGTTAGTTGCAAGAACAAAATTTGACCCAAGAGTTTCCACAAATAGCAGTACAAATGCAATCACAAATATTCTTATCACTAATATAAGAACCGCTGATGATATTGTTATTTATAAAGAGACAGCTGGAACAAGAATTGGTAGATCAACAATATATGAGGTAGCAACTGTAGAACCATTTATAGGTCCTTTTGGAACAACAGAATACTTTAAGATGTTGTGGCGACGCACAGAAAATCAAACAGTTGGTGACTAATGATTGTTAAAACTAATATTAAAAACTTTCAATCAGCTATGGATAACATCATTGATTACTCATACGGTTTTATTGATGGTGTAAAAAATGGTAAAACTGTATTTTTGGAAAAACTAGGAAAAAATTTAATAATTGCAATAGGCCAGTATATTGATATTAATGCAAAAGGAAATCCACAAGCGCTACATCACGTATACGAATGGTATCAAACTGGAAGCCCACAATCAAGATTATTTGATATTGATTATGTTGTTAATAAGAATGGACTATCTTTATCTTCTAGCTTTAGACAGTCTAGAACAGTTTCGCAGGATTCTAATACACCATTTTATAATAAAGCAAATATTATGGAAAATGGCATACCTGTAACAATTAAGCCAAAGTCTCGCTCAGCTCTTGCATTTGAATCTGGAGGCCAGACTGTTTTTACAAAAAGGCCAGTGACAGTAAGAAACCCTGGAGGAGATGATGTGCAGGGAGCCTTCAAAGAAATTTTTGATGAGTTCATGTTAAAATATTTTAAGCAATCATTTATTCGTGCTTCTGGTTTATATGACTATATAAATAAACCAACAGTCTTTAAAAAGAATATTAAGGCTGGCTCTAAGGCAGGAAGATCAAAGGGTATATCTACAGGGTATAGCTGGATAATAAATGCAAGAATGGGAGTAGAGTAA